AAAAAAAAAGAAATACTCCTCTACCTGTAATAGGTAGAGGAGTATGCTTTATTGCACAATGTTATTGTTAACTGCTTGACTCAATGCATTCAAACTCAGTTTTGCTAACTTGTGAAAATGAATTACATCGAAACAGTTGACATTGGGTTTAGTGACTAAACCTTTAGTCGTGTTAACATAAGACAATGCTTCTGGTGTCAAGTCTAACTTCAGACTAGCCAATTCTTTCTTAATGGATTCTCTGATCTCTTTATCCAGAGTGATAATGAACGAAGCGGTAAAATTGTATTCTTCACTATTACCTACTTGATCAGGAAGGTAGAGAATACGAATACAAAGTGAAGGCCTCTCTTTAGGATTTTCACTATCGGATAGATAAAGTACGATATCATCAAAGTGGAAGCAATTGATTGGTAGATTAGCGACTTCGGTACGATACTCAAACTCAGTCATCACTGAATCATCAAGGCATACCATCGTCGTTACGACGTCAAAGTCTTTAAGACGATAGTTTTCTTTATCTCGGAATAATTGATTGGTCAAATCGTCCACAATAGACTTAGGTAAGTTCTTGTGGTAGAATACGGTGAATGCTACTTTCTGATTGATCGTAATCAGTTTTGGCTTCACGTATTCGTAAGGATCAGCTTCATCAGTTTCCGTATCGACTGCTTCCAATTCTGGTAAGGTAGAAACCACAAAGGGATCACCATATTCCAATGCTCTCGTGCAGATATTGATACCTAATTGAGCGAGTAGGTTAATATACTCTTCTCGCTCTTCTTGGGTTTGTCCTTCTTTGGAATAGTCCAGAATATACTTCACTGGTACTTTACCTACTGGACCAATGATCAGAGGAACAACTTCTTCGTCCTCTTCCAATTCTTCCAGTTCAGGATCGTATTGGTATTCTTCCATCGATTAAGCCTCGAATAAATCCAGAATAGCCTGAATACGTTCTACCGTAGGTTTATTCACACCCAATTCGAAACATACGTCATCACCTGGATCACCCAAGTTTACAACGTAGTTTTGAAGATTCAAGAAGGCGGCAACTTCATCCATGTAGAACAGAATCATTTTACCAATTTCCATAGTACGGTAAGTGAAACGTTCTTTATCTTCTTGTTGATCCAGATAAAAGAGATGATAGTGAACGTTATGCAAGAATTGTCTAGCTAGGTTATGCAATACTTCATTGGCTTCTTCACGAGTGATGTCAAGTTGTTTGGTTTTCATTTTAAAAGTCCTTTAATAAAAGTTAGAATAAAATTACACCATGCTCCAGTTGGAGATAGTGGTTTGCAGTTCAGAGGGAGAATAACCCTCTTTAGGGAAGATGTCGAAACCTTCTGGATTGACAAAGAGTTCCAAAAAGTATTCAGCAATATCGAAAACGTTAACTAAACAAAGTATTGCGTTCAATTGGAATACTTTATTAAAGTCTACGTTTTTGAAATTTCTCTTGATATAGCTACCAAGATCCTCAATTACTTCATCAGAGAAATCACCTTCATTTTCCAGATAAAGATAAGTCAAGTATTCTAAGATACCGACTACGTATTCTTTATCCAGATTACGATAGAACTTAATCATGACGACTAAGACGATTAAGTGAGATTCCTCTACTAAGAAGTCACCAATATAAGTGGCGTGATCCGCACACAAATTGATGTAGAAATAGAGGGAGTTAGTTAGGTATCTCGATACCTCACCAATGATACGTTCAGTCTGCCATTTCTTATCAGCAAAGTGCTGAATGTAATATTCCATTAAGAAGATTACTGAGACATGATAAACCAAACAGATTTCATCTAGTGAAGCATGAGTTAAATCTAGGATAGGGTTAGTAACATCAATCACGGAATTGTGATCAATTCGTGTAGGGAATCGAATCTGACGGAAGAGTTCATCTTCGTTCGTATTCAATACCCATTCATGGAATCCTTCTTGAATTCCATTTATAGCATTAGCGTGCATTAATGCATATGAGCTACCTGCTATATGTTTAATGGTTTTGGAAACGATCTCTTTGTCTTCTAATAAGAGATCACGTAAGGACACTGTTTCTCTATTTTGAAACAGTGGATTCTTAATTACGTCGGAATAAAATTCCTTCAGTACTGATTTGTTCATTTTTAATTTTCCTTTAGAATTTAGATAGTAAATAGCAAAAAATAAGTTAGAATAGAGAGATTGGATTAGTCCAATCTCTTTAAGTATATGTGCTAAATCGCATGAATGTGCGATTAATTCATGTTAATAGTATGGATTTGAAATAATTTATAAAGCGAGCGAAACATGATCCTTTATTTGTCTCAGTGGGATAAATATCCCTCGGCAATTGTACATACCTCCACAAAGAATCAGTCGTTCATTGACTTAGCAAACGTCTTTAAAAAGATGGGATTAAAGAATTATTATTTCCATTTGGCTTTGCATGATCCTGACTTGGAATTTGTGGATCCTTTTGCTGATAATTTGTCCCCACAAACCATTGTAAAAATTGCAAACGAGATTGCTGTCAATCCTTGGTATTTCTTCCGAGAGATTGCCCAAACACCAGACTCCACTAGTGACAATAGAATGTTCTTTAGAGCAAATAGGGCGAACATCTCTTTGTTCTGGTGTTTCTTTAACCATTGTCAATACTTCTTAATCCAACCACGTCAGACAGGTAAGTCTTACTCTACAGATATCATCATGATGTATTTACTCTGTTTCCGTAAGAGCCTGAAGTTATTGTTGTATACAAAAGACTCTCAATTGCGTATGTTAAACGTGATTCGATTAAGAACTCTGATTGCTACCTTACCTGCTTACTTAAATCCTTTAACTCGTAAGGATAGCAATAACTCCGAAGGTATTACGGTATTGAATAACAACAATTACTATAATACCATTATTGCTCAAGAGTCTGAAGATGCGGCGTATAAGAAAGGTCGTGGTAATACGGTAGAAGTACGTCAGTGTGATGAGGTAGCCTTCTGTAAACTCAATTACATTACCATTCCGTCTATGGGTTCTGCGATGGACGCGGCGAGGATGAATGCTTTAGCTCAAGGTAAAGAAACTGCTTCTATCTTCACGACTACTGCTGGTAAGAAAGATACGCCTCATGGTCGATGGGCTTATGAAGTTTGGAATGAATCAGCTCAGTTTGACGAGAAGTATTACGATTCTTTTAATGCAGAAGAATTTGAGAAGAGAGTACGTGCGGATTCTAATCCTTCTGATCCTTTGGCTAAGACTTTTGGTTTATTCCAAGTACAAGGGACATTCTCACATCGTCAATTAGGTTATACTGACGAATGGTTAATTGAGAACATGTCTCGAAACAAAGTAACGGGTGAAGATGCTTTACGTGACTATTATAACGTATGGACTTCAGGTACAGAGTCTTCTCCATTTACAGTAGAACAAGCACAGATGATTAAGAACAGTGAAACCGATCCGCTCTTTAGAGACATTGGTAAGTTCGGTATCGTCATTAACTGGTATGTCAATCAACATGAACTTTCTGACTTATTCAATCATTGTCCGATTATTGTGGGTCTGGACTCTTCTTCAGCTATTGGTAAAGATGCCTGCTCATTAACTTTTGTGAATGCTTTGGATTTGAATATTATTGGTACGGCGAGTATCAATAAAGTTAATCTATTCCAGTATTCTCAATGGTTGTGTGATTTGATTATTCGATTCCCTAAATTACTATTAGTACCAGAGAATCGATCATCAGCTCAAGGTATTATCGATTTCTTGATTGAAACCTTACCAGCACATGGGATTAATCCTTTTAAACAAATCTTCAATACGATTGTCCATGAGAAAGATGAGAATCAAAGAACCTTCTTGAACATGGATGCTCATCCGAATCCTGCTTCTGTAGCGAATATGTATCGCAGTACCTTTGGGTATAGTACTTCAGGTAAAGGTCGATACTCTCGTGATAACTTGTATGGTGAAACATTCTATCGGGCAATTGATATTATTGCCGATAAAGTGAAAGATAAGAAACTGATTCGTGAGTTATTGGGATTAGTGATTATCGATGGTCGGATTGACCATGGTTCGGATAAGGAAGATCACGATGACCAAGTCATCTCTTGGCTATTGGCTTGTTGGTTTATCTTCAATGGTCGAAATGTAGGATACTACAATATCAATCGTGGACGGTTCTTATCGAATGTCGTTTCTGCAGGCGAAGAAATTGATCCTGAGAAAATGATGAAGATGAGAGAACAAGAAGCTTTGAAAGATAAGATCTCTGCAATGTACGAAGAATTGTCTAATACAGAAGATCACTTCGAGTTTGCTAAATTAGAGAAAACCA